CCCTAAATTTAGGGGGTTTTATAACAGTCCTTACGTTACAGCAATGGTAGATATGTATGACTATCCTGTTATTGATGAGAGTAATGATATTATTAAACAGATGACTGACAGATTAAGAAGTGGTAAGGCAACCCCTCAAGAGATCCTTGATTTTAATTTAACGTTTGGTAAAAATGCACATGAGGCTTACATTCCATGACCGAGAGAACTAGTATTTCAGATCTAGTCCAGCAGTTTGCAGAACAACAGCGTCTAAATAAGGTAAAGCCTATTGTAAAGGATACCTATGATACTGAAGAGGAAACTGAACTAGAAGTCCCTAAGTCTGCTGCTGATATCTATAATGAACAAGAACCAAGTGGGCCTGTAGTTTTACAGCCGGTATCGTTTGAGGGTGGACTACCAAGGGGTACTTATACTGAGAATGATTTAGCAGAGAACGATGTGTTCTTTGATATCACAAAAAAGTATATGATAGATCGTGGTGGTATACAAGCTGTAGAAAATAAAGAGAAAGAAGAAATTGTAAGTGACTTCCTTAACATTAGACGTGGTGTAGCAGCTGGTAATACTTATCATGGTCTAAATGAATTTGATTGGTTAAATGATAACAAGAGAGATGCAGGAGTTCTAGCTAGGGCAGGTAGAGCCTATGGTATGTATGAAGGTATGGCTGGTGTACTAGGAAAACAGACTGAGCCTATGGAATTATTTAGCGGTCTCTATGATTTTACAAGGACTACAATATTAGACCCTATTAATGTAGTAGGTGCTGTTCTAGGTAAAGTTGTAGGTAGAGTTGCGGCTGGTGGTAGTCCATTAGTTATTAGAAAACTAGGACAAAAAGAAGCCTTTGAAGCTATGAATCGTGCAGCATTAACTGGTGCTAGTGATGAGGCAATTGAAAAGGCAGGTCAAGAAGCATTTAAACAGGCACTTAAGTTAGCTAAGAAACAAGCTGTAACTAATATTGATACATATACTAATCAACTATTATCTAGTAGAGGATTTAAACGTCTAGTTACTAGAGGTGCTTTAGCAGAAATTGGTACAACAGTTGCTGTTGATGCTGTAGCTGGTGCTAGTATGGAAGCCTTGTATCAGAATGGTTTAATTAGAACTAATGTACAAGAAGAATATAACTGGGGTCTTGTAGGTCTTGCTGCACTTGGTTCTATTATTATAGGTGGTGTAACTGCAGGTAGACAGGTGGCAAGAGGTGAGCTTGGAACTAAGGTATCACCCCTTACTGCTGCTACTGTACCGCAAAGAAGAAAAGTATTACAAGATCTTACTGATCAACTTGTCGAGTACGGTAATAGTCAAGTACCTAAGACAAATGAATGGTTTCAAAAAGTTGCTGCAGGACGGGAGCTTAGGGATCTAGACTCTGACTTTTTTATTAAATTAGTTTTAGGTTTTGCTGATGAGGGTGGATCAAAAGTAAAGGGTATTGCACAACTAGCTAGAGAGAATGGTGTGGTTTGGGTAAGAGAGAATGATGAAAACATTGGTAATTGGGTAGCAGAAATTATCAAAGCTTCTGAACCAGATGATGTTAAAGCGTTTGTTTCTGCGTTTAGTAAAGCTACTGGTAATAATTTAAACCAAATTAAATCAGCAAAGATGACACCAGAAGAATTAGCTAACACCTTTGCTAACAAAATGAGTCAGTCTGGTAGAGAACTAAATGCCTTAAAGCAAGCAGCAGATATGAATGGTGTTTCTATTGAAGATTTAAAAGTAGATATGTTTATTGCAAATGAACTTGATCTATCTCTTAGGACAATGTTAAGAGACATGAGTGATGAAGAAGCTACTAGTTTAATAGAAAAAGCTGGCGACAGAATTAAAAGGGAGACAGGAATATCTGCTGATGCTATGGTCAATGCACAGAACAAAGTAATTAGATTGCTTGTGTCTAATCCTTCAACTAGCTACCTAAACGTAGTAGGTTGGGGAGCAAACACTACTCTTGGTACTGCTACTGATCTATCGTTAGCTGCAGTACATGCAGGTCAGGGGACACTACAAAGATTGTTACTACAAAAGAAAGCAGGAAAAGAAAACATCCGTTTAGCTGGACAGCTTATAAGATCTACTTTATTTAAAAGTAAAGCTATACTTGACCCTAGTATGACTGAGAACGCATTCCAGTTAGCTCTAACTAGAAACTCTAAAGCACTGGAAGAATTAGACAGCACACTTCCTGGTGGTGTAGAGAATGCAACCAGACTTGTAACAGGTGCAGACTCTTCTAAGTTTGTAAGATGGGCAGACCTTACAAGTGAACAAGCTGTTGATGCTATTCAAGCTGTCACACTAGTTAAAGCACAGGATAGATTTACTAAGTCTATTGAGTTTGTATCTCAAATGGACAAGGCATTACGTCTTAAATTTGATAAAGGTTGGGATGAATTTTATAGTAGTAAAGAAGCTTTTACTGTTATGCAGACTAAAGAATACTCCGCAATGGAGGCATTAGCTGTACAGAAAACACAAGAGGCTATCTTTTCTAAGTCTTATAAAGGCTCTGGTTCTTTGGGTCAGATAGCTGGGTTTATTGAGGACGCTAGAAATATTCCCGGTGTAGGTTTGATGGTTCCTTTCGGTCGTTTTTTTAACAACACTGTTGACTTTGCACTACAGTCTAGTGGCTTAGGTATAGCAGGTAAAGTTGTTGGTAGATATTATCCAGATAAAACTTATAAAGAAATGATGGCAAAGACTATGGTTGCAGGTAGCTTTACCTATTACCTAATGCAAGATGAAACTGAGAAGCGTAAGCAAGGACTTGGTTTATATGATACTGTTGTAAATGGAGAAGTAATTAACCAACAATTTGATTACCCTTTGTCTGCATTTAAAGCTGCAGCTAGAGTCTTTTCTTACTATGAAGTAGGTGAAAGCCCCCCTAAAGAACTGATAGCACAAGTGGCTAGGGACTTTACTCTTGAAGGTATCCTTAGGAATCTAGATCAATCACAAAAAGATATGGCTACACTAATGTATCATGTTATTAGAGGGGAGCTAGAACAAGCTAAGACTGCTGCTGGTAAAAATATTACAGGAGTTGGATCACAAGTTATCTCTGCGAGTACTAGATTTATAGAGCCAGTAAATGTTGTTGCGGGAGTTGCAAGAGAACTACAGGGAGATAGTGCTAGGCCGATTGACAGGTATCAAGGTAACAAATTTGCTAACGATGCCCTTCGTTATTTTGATAATATTATCCCATTGTTTAAGGGAAAACCAATGGGAGAAACGTTACAACAGGCAGCAAAAGGTGCAGCCGATACTACTTCTACTAAGGTGATGGGTATCAGACCTGTAAGGTTAACTCAGACTCAACGTATAATGAACATGATGGGATATGATACGTTTGGTATTAATGCTGCAAGAAAGATTAGACGTAATGCACCTAAGACTGCAAATGAATTGAATAGAATTTTGTTTGATATTGTTGAGGCTAAGTCTACATCACTGATGAGTAACAGAGCATTTAGATCAATGCCTACTAACGATCAAAGAATGATATGGACGGAACTTCTTGCGGACTCTAAGAAATCTGCAAGAGAGTTTCTTTCCTTACAGTTCCTTGGACCTAATGATACTCTACGTGAACAATTGGCTATTACTGAAAAACACAGTCCAGATGCAATTGAAAAGGCTATCCAAAGTTTAGAGGAACAAAATAAAATTGGAGAGGATAGAAAGTTAGACGAGTTAAATAGGACAGAGATCTTGTTACTTGAACAATACCTTGAAATCAAACCTAAGCTTGATGCCTTTAGAATCAAGACCCAAGTCTCTGTCCCTAAGTAACTAGTCCTCTAGCATGTAGTCTGCCCAAGCATAAGACTCTCGTTTAATCTCTGCCATACTCATATTAAGATTAGTCATAAGCACTGTCATTGCCTGACCTGCAAAGTATCTACGTGCTGTTATTGGACCTTTAGTAGGTTTAGTTGCTGGCTTCTTGTATGCCTTGGCCTCTTCTTCTAGATTTATTATTGTCTTCATAGTTTTTTACTTTCTCTAAGTTTTTAAAGTAGGCAGTGTCAAAACCAAATTGCCAGTCTCTGTGTTGACGGAATTTAAATTTGACATGATAAGGATTAGATAGGTTACCTTTTCTAAAGGCTAAACTTCCTTGCTCCATAGGACTCATTTATGAATCTCCTTCATAGTTTCAACCATCTTGTCTAAGTACCACTGTGCCTTCTGCATATCTTCTACAGGCTTTCCCTTATAAGCATGTCGATGTTGATATTTAATTACGTTGCCGTGGCAGAAGGCTTTAAAGCCCTCTAACCCTAGCGATTGTTTGATATAGTCAATACACTCTATACCATTACCTATAGTGTAGTGTACTGGTTTGTTTACTGTATCAAATTTCATATCATTCCTTTCAGGTAATGTCCATTTAGTCAATGCTTATACACCTTGATCTACATTAAAAGGTAAAGATATGCACTGACTAACTGCCCTCGCTTTTGGAGTTGGTCTTGTTTGAAACAAGTATAGCATATTTAACTCTCTAAATTTTTGACAGTCTTCCTCATTTTTAAACGCCATGTTTGGTGCTTGAACTATAAACTCAGTATCTGATGTAACTGGTGTACTCATTGCCATTATTACTACATAAACCCATACCATTTTATGATATCCTTTCTAGGTTATATCTACCATTTCACAAACATCACCAGTACACGCCATAGTCTGCATACCTGATGTGTTATCTTCTTGTTCATATGTAGATAGCTTAGTCCAATTAATCTTAACAGGTGACTTGTCTATCATATCATAGAACTCTTCCTTTGTACACTCTTGATAGGGTGCTTGTTGATAAGTATGTTCATTGAATGGTAAGAATGACACACCTGACATCTCATCAAAGTATTTATATACAAACGCTCCTACCTCTAGCCACTCATCAGCCTTGACGTTAATCGTAACGCTAGGCTTATGCTCACACCAATGACGCTGATACATAAGCCACATTTCTAGCTGTTGTATTGCTGTCATGTCAGCCGTGTGTACTGCACCAAGAGGTGATTGCATAGGAAAGCTAAACACTGTAGTAGCATCAGGCTTCATTACATCAGGCTCACTAGGTATACCTTGATCAATCATAAACTGTGTTAATGGATCTTTATTATCTCCACGCACAGTACGGATATAATGGGGACTGTGACGAGCATGAATCCCAGAAGCTGAATCAACCAGTTGGGAAACTGTTCCACTGGGCTTAACGCAAGTAATAGCAGTGCTATGAGGGATACCAAGACGGTCAGCCCACTCAGCGTTAGTAGAAATAGCCACATTTTTAAGAGCCTCCAACGTACTAGATAGACCTTTATTATCTAAGGTCATAAGTTTGTTATCCATTATCCCTGTGAGTGACACACCAAGCAAACGCTCTGTTGCTGTATTAGACTGCCACACTTTTCGCAGGTATGGGAAGTGTGTATAGGTTGATTGTATTGTTCCAAGTATAGTTGCAATACGGACTTTTCTTGCAAGGTCTTCAAAAGAATCGTTAGCCCTGATGACAACTTCCGTAAGATTGCAGAACTGATTCGGCCTAAGAATGATTTCCGAGCAGGGATTTGTTCCAAACTCATAGCAAGTTTCTCGTCTTCCATTTTTTGCAGCTTGTTTAACTGAAGCCTCTCTATTAAATATTCCTCGTTCTCCACTACCACTCTCCATTAATGCAGTCCATTCACGCATGAATGCAATACTGTCAGGCTTTTCAGAATAAGATACAGAGTTATTAGCTAATGCACGATGTGCTGCATTCTCCCACCAGTTGCCTGACTTAGCATGACGCATACGATCATCAGATAGATTAGATAGGCTGATCATAGCACTACGTCTTACACCACCTACTACTACTACCTCACCAATCTTACACATAAGATCATGACACTCAATACTAGATAGCTTACGTCCTTCTGCACCTCTAAAAGTATTAACAGCAAACATAAACAGATCTACTAAAGGTGCAGGACCAGAGGCTCTACCACCAAATGTTTTTAGTTTAGCACCAGCAGGTCGTACTTTAGACACATCCCACTTAGGAATTTCACCAGCCCATAGGAGTGCTAACACTTGCCTGAGTCCTTTCGCCCACCCTTCTTTACTGTCCTTGATGACGACAGTCGTATCGCTCTCAAAAAGGTTAGGAACATCTGGGAGCTTAGTAATGAACTGACGCTCAACACTGAAACCAACCCCCGTCCCGCAAAGGAG